TGGGCTGCGAGAACGGTGTTGTGGAGCTTCGGACGGGCGTCCTGCGGCCCGGTCGACCTGAGGACATGATCTCCCGCTCTACCCTGATCGACTTCGATCCTGAAGCAACATGCCCGCGCTGGAACCGCTTCCTTGACGAGGTCTTCGCAGGCGATGCCGAGCTGGTCACCTGGTTCTGCGTGATGATCGGTTCCTCGCTGGTGGGTACGTCGAAGGAGCTCCTCGTCGTTCACCACGGACGCGGCAACAACGGCAAGTCGGTCCACTTTCGCGCCCTGCGGCGAGCCTTCGGCGAGTACGCCGTCGCGATCTCGGTCGAGACGCTGGTCAACGCGAAGCGAGAGGCGGGCGCAGCCACTCCTGATCTCATGGTCCTGCGTGGCGCTCGCATCGCCTTCGCAACAGAGCCTGACAGGGCCGCGAGGCTCCGGGGCGGGACGCTGAAGAGGTTGGTCAGCATCGACCAGATGACCGGGCGCGGGCTCTACGGAGCGCCGTCGTCGTGGGAACCGACGCACTCTCTCCACCTGGCGACCAATCACCTGCCGACTGCCGACGATGCGACCGATGGTTTCTGGCGCCGGATCGCACTGGTCCCTTGGGCGGTCCGGTTCGCGAAGCCTGGCGAGGAAGGCGTACCAGAAGACCCCAACCTCGCCGAAACTCTGGCGGGTGAGGCTCCGGGCATCCTCGCCTGGGCCGTCCGCGGCGCCGTCGCCTACGCTGCGGGCAGGCCCCTCTGGCCGTTCCCGGCTGCAGTCCAAGCGAAGACCGCCGCCTATCGGGCCGATGAAGACAAGCTCGGCGCGTTCGTGTCGGCCAGAGTGGTCTATGAAAGAGGCGCCGAGGTCACCCTGGGCAACTTGTTCGCCGCCTACACCGAATGGTGCAGCGAGGAAGACGTGCCGCTCCTAGGGCGGCTCAAGTCCCGCGCCTTCGGCACCTACTTCGAGGAACGCGGTCGTGCCGAGAGGTTCAAGAACTCGGCCGGTTTGCTGTCCTTCAAAGGGGCCCGACTGACCTCGGACAAAGGCTCAGAGACTCGCGAGGCGATTCCCAGACTTCCTGACGCGACTAAGGAATATCGAGAAGTCTGGGAATCGCCCTCTGAACCTCTGAACCTCTTGGGATCTCTCTGACGTGAACGGCCGAAGGCCCTCGCGGCCAGCGACGGCACGCCAACTGGACGTCCTTGCCGCGTATGTCGCGTCCGGCGGGTCGATCCCGGACGCGGCCGCCCTGGTGGGCATCCGGCCGAGCACGGCGAAGCGCCACCTTGCCGACCTGCGTGCCAAATCGGGTCTCTCCACGGAGCAGCTGATCTACGTGGGAACAGCCGCCGGTTGGCTCGTCGTCCCCAGTCTGGAGTCCAACTGAGCGCAAGCGACTGAGCCTCTCGTCCCTCGCGTCATGCCTCCTCCACTCCAAGGTGAAAGGTGTGAACTAGAGGACTTCGCGGACCACTCGGACCCGGCAGGGTCCTACCTCTTCTTCGGAACTCTCCGCTTGTCCGGCTTCTTGGAGGCCTCAGAGGCACGGATGAGCGCCTGTACCTCCGCCCGTTTCCGCTCCCCCGCTTGCATCCAGAACTCCACCCACTCCTCGTCGGTGACCGACCCCGCGGTGCCAGGATCAGGCTTCGCGACGCTCTCTCCAGCTTCTGTCCTCCGGATCCACTCGACCTCGGTCATCCACCCGATCTCTGGCCACCACTCCCGCACACCACCTGGCGGGTCCGCATCGTAATCAGCGTTCAACGCGCCGAGTGCCAGGTCGCCTTCGGGCCCAGAGGGGATCCAATAATCCACAGGGTCGCGGTCCGGTCGTTCGAGGTACGCGATCGCTCCTACGCCATGCTCGGCCATGACGCGTTTGACGGCAGCCAAGACTCGACGCAGGGTCGCCTTTTCGGCATCCCAGATTGTGCCCCCTACGGGCGCCAGAAGAACCGTCACCATGACCGTTGTGAACAGGTCAAGCTCGGCCTTGGCGTAACCACGGGCGGATACTTCGTACCAGGCATCGACAGTCTGGTCCTCGACCGAGAAGGCGGCCATGATGGAGTCGCGCAGATACCGAGCCATGGGTGTTTGAGATGTCGCCCCTGGGATTCCGACCTCGACTCTCACGCCTGGCCCCCTGTTCCGGTCTGCGGGCACCACCGTGCCACGCCCGCGCTCAGTGTATGCCTCTCCGCCTGCCCCCCCAACGCAGCCCTCGGACCGGCCGGAAACGTTAGGCTGGGACGGCGAGGAGGCGTGAGAAATGGACATGCTATCGGTGGCCCTGAGTGGCCTGGTAGGGGTGGTTTTCGGCTCGGTGGTAACGCTGCTCGATGAGCGAAGGCGAATTCATCGCGACGAGATGGGTGCAGGGAGGGCGTTGTACTTCGAGATGGCCAAGAACACGGTCTACCTAAAGGGCATGACTGGGCGATCACCATTGACTGATCTCAGCCACGGTACATGGGACGCGACGCAATCGAACGTCGCGAGTCTGCTAACGCCGCGGGATCTGAAGGTCGTTGCTGAGGCCTACACCATGCTGGCTCTCTGCCAAGCAAATGTCGACGCCGCTCGCGAGAGAGGAAGCCTCGTCTCCGTGAATGATCAGAACATCTGGGCGCTCGGACACAACAGCTTCATCGACGGCGTGATGGTCTTGCGGCGGACCGCGTGGTCCAAGAAGGACCAGAAGGAACTCGCGAAGCCGCCATATGCGCAAGACCAGGTGGCTGGCTAACGGCTCGTTTGTCTCGCTCCGCCTAGAGACTAGGGCTACCACTCGCCCGAGGTTGATACCGCAGGCGTAGCACCGTAGGCGAATAGACCGCAGCGTCGGTCTGGCTCACGATTCGGGCGATGACGCGATCCACCCGCGGCTCCGATGACGCGCTGTACGACACCCGGGCATTCGACCAAGCAGTGGCTTCCGGTCGCGTCGGCCCTACCCCTGCCCCACCGGTGGGGAGGCCTCACGGCCAGTGCAGATCCCAAACGTCCGCGCCTTCCCTTTGTGTGTGCACGGACGAGTTTCCCCTGTTTTTTGTGCAGAGTGAGGGCAGCCCGATGACAACGAAGACGACTCCCACCGCCCCCTGGCGCAGCCGGATCGTCGGGATGGAGGACGTCGCGCCCGATCAATTGCTGGCCCATCCGCTGAATTGGAGAGAGCATCCCGGTCCTCAACGTGACGCACTGCGCGGCTCGCTCGCCGAAGTCGGCTGGGTCCAGAACGTAGTCGTCAGCAAGCGCACAGGACACGTCGTCGACGGCCATGCCCGAGTTGAAGAGGCGCTATCGCGCCACGAGGCGACCGTGCCCGTCCTCTACGTCGATCTCTCGCCCGACGAGGAGGCGCTCGTCCTCGCCACCCTCGACCCGATCGGCGCGATGGCGACCGCGGACACCGAGAAGCTCGAAGAGCTACTGGCGGGGATCACTGTGGACGACGCCGGGCTATTGGCCTTGCTCGGCGACCTGGCCGGCAACGATCCGAAGGCTGGCCTGACCGACCCCGACGACGTACCGGAGCCATCCGAAGAGCCCTACGTGAAGACGGGCGACCTGTGGGTCCTTGGCGAGCATCGACTCCTGTGCGGCGATGCCACCAAGCCCGAGGACGTGGCCCGACTGCTCGACGGAGCGACACCCACGCTCCTTGCGACGGATCCGCCCTATGGCGTCAGCTACGACGCGACCTGGCGCGACGGCGTGTACAACGGCCTGGGTGCGGCCGAGCGGCCGTACATGCGGATCGATGGCGCATCTGGCGGACCCGAGCGCGACGACGCCACACGGGCGCGCGCGCAGCGCCGTGGGCGAACCGCGGGCCATCGCAACACCACGATCAGCGGCGACACGCGGGCAGACTGGTCCGAGGCGTTCGAACTGGTGCCGAGTCTGGAGGTGGCCTACGTCTGGTGTGCCACGACCGGCATGATCGAGGTCGCCTCGGGCCTCGAGCGGATCGGCTTCGAACTGCGCCAGCAGATCATCTGGGCCAAGACACAGGCGGCGATGTCGCGGTCTGCCTACAACTGGCAGCACGAACCCTGTTGGTATGCCGTCCGCAAGGGCAAGACGGCATCGTGGCGGGGGAGTCACTCCGACACCACACTGTGGGAGATGGCCAGCCCCAAGATGATCATGGGCGGCTCGACCGAGCAGAAGTACGACCATCCGACGCAGAAGCCCGTCAAGGCGATGAGTCGGGCCATCGGGCACCACGCCGGGGACGTCTACGAGCCGTTCTCGGGCTCCGGCACAACCCTCATCGCGGCCGAGACCCTGGGTCGCCACTGCTTCGCGATCGAGATCGACCCCAAGTACGTCCAGGTTGCCATCGAGAGATGGCAGAACTTCAGTGGCGCCAAGGCGGTCCGGGTCGATGGGTAGGCGAGGCCCGCCGCCAATGCCGACCGAACTCAAAGTGCTCCACGGCGAGCGGCGGCCATCACGTCTCAATCGCAATGCGCCCAAGGCCAAGAACGTGCCGGTGATGCCCGAAGGCATGAGCGCGCCGGCGCAGGCGATCTGGAACCGCCTCACGGCCGACTACGCTCATACCGGCGTCCTCACGAGCGTCGATACCGATGCCCTCCAGATCTACTGCGAGGCGGTGGTGCGATATAGGCACGGGGCCAAGATGCTGGAGCAGAGTGGCCCGCTCGTCCGTGGCGCTCGACGCGGCGATCTCATCAAGAACCCACTCCACCAGATTGTCCGCGATGACGCCGACCTCATCCGCGCCTTCGCGCGCGAACTCGGCTTCACGCCATCGGCTCGATCAGCGCTCACCGCAGTGCAGGAGGCCGATGAAGACGACGCCATGGCTCGCTGGATGGCAGGCAAGACCGGATGAGGGTCTTTCCGATGACCCACCCGCGCTATTTGCGCGGCGCTGGGGCTGCGGAGCGACTGCCGGGGGAGGGGGGAGGCAAAGTACGGGGCGTTTGCGCCTCCCAAGTTACCCGGGCGCCGCATCTCTCGCTCGTCCTGGTTTCGTGGTTTACGTCACGAGGGGAGGACCCGGCCCGATGACCACTCAGTACCTCCTCGGCGTCGGAGCAACGAGCCATGGGTAGGCGCGGTCCGGCCCCGACGCCGACGAACGTGAAGATCCTCCGTGGCGAGACACGCCCGAGCCGGGTGAACTACAACGAGCCGATCCCGTCAGCCGACGTGCCTGCGATGCCGCCCGATATGGACGCCGAGGCAAAGGCCGTGTGGCGGCGGGTAACGGCCAGCTTGGCTCACACGGGCGTCATCCGAGCCCCGGACGCCGATGGCCTGCGCTGTTACTGCGAAGCTGTGAGTCGGTATGCCGGGGCGGCCCGTCTGTATGCGCAATCAGGGCCACTCGTCCGGACGCGAGGCGGCCTCGTCAAGAACCCTCTCCACCAGATCATTCGTGAGGATGGTGAACAGATCCGCCTGTTTGCCCGCGAGCTTGGCCTGTCGCCATCCGCGCGCGCGGGCCTGCACGTCGAGCCCGAGCACCGCTTCGACTTGATCGACCCCGTCCTCGGCCTGCCGCCGCGGCTGCGGGCGATCAGCCATGAGATCTAGCTCGTGGTCCCCCGAGGACGCTCGAGTCGTGATCGAGCGCGGCAGAGCTTCAGCGGCCAGATCGCGGAGCGGATCGATGACTGGGGCGACCTGGCTTGCCGAGCGAAGTGGCTCGGTATCGCTCCAGCTCGGCAGTGGTGATGACGTAGGTCTTGCCGAAGAGGCGGGCCGCGAGTCTCCCGCCCTGGACCTGGTGGCGAAGGGCGGCGGCGCTGATGCCGAGCTCGACTGCGGCTTCGGACAGGGTGAGCATCGTCCTCTCCTCCTACAGGCTTCGGGCTTCTCGGCGAGCTTGGCGATACAGCCGCAGGGCTGCGGCGCGATCGGCGTCGGCCCTCTCTCGGTCAGCTACCGACGTGGCGAAGTACCCCGCCTGCTTGGCCCGGCTCCATTCGCGCGACGCGACAAGGGCTCGCTCGTCGGGGGTAGTCAGCATGGTCTACTCCTCCTCGCTCTCGGGTTCGGCCATGAGGTCGGACTCGATCTCGTCGAGCCAGCCGTCGAGCGACTGGCAGCCACCCTCATCGGAGCCTGTCCCGACCTGATAGGCGTCGAGGCGGTATGTGTTGTATCCGGCGTGGCGGAGAGTCCTCTGAAATTCGGTCCAGCGGTCGATCCATTCCTGCCAGACTGCGCGCACCTCTTCGAGTTCGTCGCGAAGCTCGTTGGCTCGATCGGAGTCGATCAGCGTCGTCATCTCGTCTCCCTACTTCGCGACATGGGCGTACTCGCCCCGGGCGTACAGGCTGTCGTGGATGTGGCCGAGCTCGCGGCGGATCTCGATCATGTCGCCGACCTCGCTCCAGTCGAGCGTGTCCGGGTCGGCGGTCTCGTGGTTGACGAGAACGCCAAGGATGTCGAGAGCGAGGGACTGGGCGACGTTGAGGTTCTTGAGGTAGGCGCCGATGGCGGCGTCGTTGGGCCCGGTCGTCATGGTGGACTCCAAGGCTTGTTTGGTCACGCACATACATGCTCGGTACCGGCCAGATTGCAAGTGGCCGATCGGCACGTTCGAGCTACGGGGTGAGCGCCGTGGCCAGTCGCGAGTCTCGGGGGCGCACCCCTTCAACCACGGGCGCGAGGGAGGCGCGTGTGCGGGCGGGGCGGGAAGCTTCGGCCAATGAGCCAACTCCCGACGTAGCGCCGCACGTGGGGGCCGTGTCGGGGTCGAACGCCCTGAGGGCTATTGGGGAGCGCCCCCTACCAACCGCGCTTTCGCTGCGGAACAGGACGACCGTCGGGAGGGTGTGCACGTTCGCGCCATCGGGTGGCAGACCCTGTCGGGCGAGGCCGTTGCGGGACGAGCCGTATTGCTTCTGGCACTCTCCGGATCATGCCGAGGAGGCAGCGGAAGCTCGACGCCTTGGCGGTCTGCGCCGGCGGCGTGAGAAGACAATTACGACGGTCTACGAGCTTGAAGGCCTGGGATCGGTCGATGGCATCCGACGGGTACTCGACATCGCGGTCGCCGATGCCCTCGCTCTTGAGAATTCGATCGCCCGCTCGCGGGTCTTGATCGCCGCGGCCATGGCGGCGGCGAAACTTCTGGAGGTCGCGGAGAACGAAACGAGGGAAGCCCTTCTTGCCGCCGACCTTGCTCTCTTCAGAGGCGAAGGCGAATAGACGCACCCGACCCGACCCTGCCGATGCCAGACCGGATCGTCACCATGGAACGATCGTCCAACCCGCGACATTCAGCTTGGAGGGCCTGGACCTGGATGCGGTGTGGCGCCCCTCGTGGAGAAGCGTGCATTTCGTGTCCAGTTATCGTGTCGTCGTTTGGCCCGTGGCCTGGTGGGGCCTTGGTCAAGTTCGCGATTTGCTAGCATTCGGCGCTCCAGGGGCCATCAGCCGGCCCGCGACGGACTCCGGAGGGACCAAATGCAACTTCAAGGACGTCGGTTCGCCCACTGGTTGCCGGACGGAGTCACAGTCCGCCACTTCGATGCCATCGCAAACGGCAAACTTATCGTTCTGAGGGCGGAAGGCCAGCCCGTGGCTACGGTCGTGGCGCCAACCTTCCGGACGCGCAACAAATGGGCGCTTACCGAGCCCGTGACAATCGACAGCGAGACCTACGTTCTCGCTGTCGGATATGTGAGCCCTTTGGGCTGCGTATGTCACTTCTTCGTGAATGGGATCGACGCCCGAACGGGTTCTACGCTGGAGCAAGCCAGAGGTCGCGGCCAGGTCTGGTTGGGCGTCGATATGGTTGTCATCAGCACACGCCTCATGGCGTACCTGCCGCACGTGTGCGTAGTGGGCATGTCGTACGGCCTTTACCAGTCCTTGAGCGTATCCGCCGTGGCGATCATCGGGGCGGTACTCGCCTTGTCGATGGCAGTCGGCGTCCTCCTGTCCCGAATCGGTCTGCGAGTTCTCGGTTGGATCAAGACATCGGCACGCCCCGGGCTCACAGGCGTCCTCGGTTTCTCGACCTGGTGCGGCGCGGTCGCGCTGGCGACGGCTGCGGAGGTTCTGATACTCACCGCCGTTCGCCCGATGTTGGCAACTCGCTAGCCGCTTCCTGTTCGGACGCGAAAGCGGCCAATGCAATCCGGAGGATCGGGGCCGTCGTGTCTCAATGCGAGGCTGCGTGTCTAGTTCTCGCTGAGGCGGCAAGAGGATCTGGCCGACGCGATTTCTACGCAAGGCT